AACTTGATAAGAGTCCGATAATTTGATAGTTTTACCATTTTCAGGGTCAAATAGATAGCTATAGACGTTACATAAACTCATACATTATTTATAAATAGTATATGGATTCAAATAACCTTAATACTTACTTAACTACCTATTGGACAGATAAAAAATCTGGAAAAAACGAAGAATTAGCTAAACAACATGGTATGCTTTTGTTAAAGAACTTAAAAGCAGACCCTAAAGACCTATTTGAACAAATTGGCGAAAATGTATTTAAATTCCAAACATTTCCTCTGATTTCTTGGGGAGATTTTTTAAGAAGAGCTAATTTGGCAGAATATTTAAAACCAGAATATGTTAATGATGCATTAGAAATTACTTCTGCGAGACCTGCTATCGGTAAGGGTGAATTTCTTTTTGTAAGTTGTTTTTCTAATCTGGCATTTACTGGTGGAAAGGGTGATATTATTGATTTAAATACTGGAAAACTTTGTGAATTTAAAGGTATTCGTTCTACCCTCTCTGGTAATAGTAAGTTTTATAAACAGATGAATAAATCACTTATATATTCTGTATTTTCATTATTTGAAACTAGTGCAGAATATGACCATTTTAATCGCGATTGTGCAGCTGAATTAGACAATTTATTGAAAGATAAGCCAAACTTACTAGTTAAGGTTTTGGAGCGATTACAGAACGTTTATGAGCCAAATACAAAGGTTTCACACGCATTTGCAGAATTATATAACATAAAGGGAGATTTATTCACTGTAGTAGGTGCAATGCAACTTTTTACATGTTGGTTCAAAGAGCTTCATATATATTATTAACTAATAATGAAGGATTCTGTTGTTATGAAAGACCGCAGACACCTTTGGATGCTTTTAGAATTGTGAAAGAATTGAAATTATCCAGTTGGCAAACTGGTGATTATGGAATGACTATAGGTATATAATGGCAACAGCTGGTGTATTAGATCCGTCTTCTGCTGGTCAATCAGCACAATCAGCTTCGGTCAATAATATTGTCGAAGTTTTATATGGTGGTGATGATCCAAAGAAAACATATCAGATTCCAAATAGTAAGATTTCCAAGATAGAAATTAAGGAAAGTTTTTTCACTAAACTTCCTTCTATCAAAATTACTCTAAACGATGTTGGAACATTATTTGATACTGTTGGTTTTCAAATTGGTAAGACAATTAATGTAAAGATTACTCCAGTTGTAAGTAATGAAGATGCAATACCTAAACCATATGTAAATGCAAAATTTAGTATTCAATCTATCAGTTACTATGCTGACCCAGATAAGAAAAACTATCTTTATGAAATCGCTGGAATATATTGTGCAGAAAAATATTTGAACGATATTTGTGTATGGCCATTGACTGAAATTGATGCAGTAAATTTGGATAAGCAATATACAAGTGAGGATATTCTTAATCTTGTATGTTCTCGTGGTGGTTTAAAGTTTGTTTCTGAACTTGAATCTGCACCAGATGATAATATGGCATGGTTAAATGCAAACTTGACATACAATGAATTTGCAGAAAAGATTGTAAAGCATGCTTGGATTGCTGATGATGATATGCCTTTGCTATATGTTGATAAAGATGGTGTTGCTCATTATAATTCATTAAACAATATTTGCAAAGGTGCAGTAAAAGCTACATATATCAATAATACGTTATATGACATGAAATATAAGCAAGAAACATCTGGCAATAACCAGAATATTAAACCTTCTGGTTATAGAACTTATAATAGTGTCGAATATAAAAATATGGGTTATATACAGAATCAAGGTGGTTATGGTGTAAAGACCATGATTTATAATCCATATAATGCTAAAGAAATGAATATTGTAGAGTTTACACCATTTATTCCTACAAATCCATTAGCTGCTACTTTGAATGATACTTGTATTAGAGAAAAAGAGTTTCATGACAGTAAATCCAGAGTTGCTCCGGTTTCTAACAAATCTCCTGGGCAGACTACAAACATTAGATATATGTTTTCTAAAATGCATTTCAAACAGACACATGCACATTATGATTATGCTCCACAACATAATGAAAGTATAAAACGTGCATTTTATCAGCAGTTTGCATTTATGACTGTAGATGCTGTTAACCAGCCAGATTATGAATATGAACCACAGCAAAAATTAGCTTTAGGTGATAGGATTACAATTAGAACAGACTCTGTTGCTAATACATCATCTATACAATCTGGTGATTTTATTGTTGTAAGTTTATTACATACCTTCTTCGTTAATTCCAACTATACCGTTGTTGTTACAGGTGTAAATGATGGTGTTAACGGTGTTGGTCAGTTGAAAAAGGAAAGTGATAAAAAATAGGTGAAAATATGGATATGACAGTAGATGAACTTTTTAGAGATGCAACCACCTCTTTAGATAAAGGTTTTGAACAACAACAAGCCGGTACTTATGAAAAGTTCGGTCAAAATGATGATGGTCGATGGACTGGTAAGGTTGTTGATAATAATGACCCTGATAAACTTGGTCGTGTAAAAATCATTGTATTCGGTTATTACGATGAATTAGCAGAATTTGCTTTGCCATGGGCAGTTCCTGATTTAAGCTATATCGGTGGTTCTAACGGTAACTTTATTATTCCAGAAGTTGGAACATTCGTAAGAGGATATTTCGACCAGGGTGATATTCAGAAACCAGTTTATGATTCTATTGCATTCAGTGAAATGACAGCAAGGAATCTTACTAAGAACTTATTGGTAAATAAGCTTGAAGACTATCCACATAAGATGGTTCTTTTGGAAACTGACCAAGGCGATTATATGACCTTGAACAGAAAGGACGGTGAAACTACTTTCCATCATAGAACTGGTCTTATTATAACAATCGGTGCAGATGGTTCTTTGACTATAAACACTGGTATGAGTTATACTGATAAAGGTAAGTTTGTTGTTAACTGTATGGGAGATACAGAAATAGAAACTAATGGTAATTTGAAAATTACCGCAGTTCAGGGAAATGTCGATGTAGATGCAAAATTGGGTATGGTAAATCTTGGTAGGAATGCAAGTAAGCAATTTGTTAATAACTTACCGATTTGTCCTATTACTGGTATGCCGCATTTTGCAGGAAATACAAATGTTATGTGCTAAAATAGGGGTATAAATATTATATGTTAGATTTAAATAAAAATTCAGATTATACCTGGTTGAATAGTGGCAAGATTGATAGTGAATACTATGATTTGAATGCTGACCTTGAACAAGGTGAGTTATGGAATAAAGATGCACTTGACCAGATGATAGAAATGGTTATTGTTACAGAACCATTTGAACGCTTATTTAATCTTTCATTTGGTTCTCCTTTGTATCATGTACTGTTTAATAATTTTAGTCAATTAGATACTATTATGGATGCTGTATTTGATACAATCGAGTTCTGGGTTCCAATTAGAATTGACAGAGGTAATGCACAAGTACAAGCAGACCAAGATAATAATGCATTGTTATTCCAGATTCCGTATGTTTCTAACAATGGCGTTATTCGCGGAACTTTTGCTAGACGTATATCAAGGTAATTAATGGCTGAAGAAACTAAAAATATCTTTTTTAAAGGACCAAGTGTAGAGAATGATGCACAGACTGGTTTGTCGCATTTTATACTTTCTACTACTTATGTTGAAAATGGAGCGCCAAAAGAAATCCAGTTACATGGTCTTTTATCAGAATTACCGGAAATAAGTTTCACAGTAAACTATGAAGATGGTCCTGGTAGCGAATGGCAAGATATTCTATCAAACTTCATGGCCAATGACTTGATTTCTATTTTTAATGCAATCGGTGCTAAGGGTGATAATTTCACTAATCTTGTTAAGACCGGAACATGGACAAAGCAAGTTTATAATGGTTATACACAACCAACTATTCCATTAAAGTTTAGAATTTATACTAGAGATTCATTGGGTCAGACTGCGCCAAATGTTTGGATTGCAGCATTGTCAAAATTTGCTGCTTTAGATACGAATAACCAGTTTAAGTCTGAAAATGCTATTGAGAATATTTTTGGTTCTATTGCTAATGCTTATAACACAGGTGGCGATGCAGCAAATGTTGCAAATAATGCTAACGTTTTTATGAAACAGTCTCCGCCTGCAGATTCAAGAACTGAAGAACAGAAAACTGAAGAAGATGGTCAGAAAAAGAACGCACAAGTTCGTAATACTGTTACCAAGATTAATAACATTTTTAAAACAAAGATGGGACATGTAAATGGTGATACTAAATCTGGATTTCATGTTTCTACAATGCATTTAGATATTCGTTCTGGCGGTGCTTTTGGCGGTAGAAAAAATGTTTATTTGGTCATGAAAATAGAAGCTCCAGGTCAAAAAACATACAGTGAAACCCCAAAAGGTGGTGTTGATGTTGGACATTTAGATTCAGTTGGTTTTTGGAGCGGCGAATTTGATTTAAATGATATTTATATTCGTACTG